CTTAACCATTCATTTGAATTCGTTGCGGTGTCTGTCCATGAATTTCCCGATGTTCCCACATCTGTCCATGTATTCGCGTCAGCGGTTACGGTTGTCCATGTGTTCCCACCGGCACTCACATCTGTCCATGTGTTTGTATCAGCCGCGACATTTGACCAATTGTCACCTATCCGAATGGCTACACAAGAAATCGTCACCGTCCCACTAACACTCATCTGCGCTTGAAATGTCGCTGTTGCTGTAGCCGAAACAGTAGCTATCCCATTCAGAATACCCGCAGCACTTGAGACCAACCCACCGAGAGCCGAGACACTAGAAGTCCCGTTAATCGACCCGCTAGATGTTCTGATTCTGATTGGAGTCGCAGAGACCGTACCCTCACCGGACAAACTCGCCGCACCTTGTCTGACCCTAAACCCGTCACCAACAATTGAAGCAGAGCCGGAGACCGATGCACCGCTTGAGAATATGCCGGTTCCAGCCGCTAGAACGGTCGCTATGCCACTTATCGAACCCGCGCCTAACCTTACCCTTATCCCGTCACCCGAGACCGTTCCAAGCCCCGTTATCGAAGCACTCGAAACATAGGTTACTTGTGAGCCGGATGAAGAAGTAGCGGTACTGTTTACCGATGAACTAGAGTTCCTTACACGAATGTAAGTAATCTGCGTTTGTGCGTCACCACTGACAGACGATGCCCCCACCAATACTGCTATGGGGCTTGCGCTTACTGACCCTGCACCCGATGCGGATGCCGCCGCTTCTAAGATGCAAGTGTTCGCATCTGTCCAAACGGTTGAATCAAGCGAGAAGGCTAGACTATCGATGCTCCCGAATAGGTCTAGCTGTTCAAGCGTGAATGGGCCACAAACATCTGCCATTACGCAAAGGTGACAGTCAGAGAACCACTAGCGATCTTGAACACATCGCCCGTGTCGATTGTCTTGGAAGTGGTCAAAGCACCATGTACCAACAGATTGCCAGTAGTGAGAGCATCAAAAATCCCAAAGTGGGTGATGGTTCCCCATGAGCCACCAGCTTGCGGGAAATTGATATCTGCACTAGTGCTAGAAGCACCATTAGAGGGAGCAGCAAAAGTAGCAGACTGACGAGCATAACTCGTACCGCTGCACTCAGTACCACTGCCAGCATCAGTAGGGTCGCTCGTAAACAGAGCAACATAAACAGTAGTAGGTGCTGTATATCCGGTGGCCCGTAAGACTTCATTGATAAGAGCATTCTCTAGATAGTTGGACATTGCAGCCATTTTTTACCTCTTTGATAAAGTCATTGCGAGTGGAACACCCGAGTATTGAGCCGTCTCGTCTGAGCGAGTCAATGTGTCGATTGCCCTTTGATACATGGTCGCCCATGTCTGAATTCTTGCATCGTTCATGATGTACGGTTCTGCCTCTAAGAGAGCAGCGTACAGCAAAGCATCCGGCGCATTCGCCATAAACGCATTGCTTGAATTTCCGCTTGATAGGAATGTCGGAGCAGAGTAATACAGCAATTGAAGCGTATACACATTGTCCGGCATTGGGGCTAACTGAAACTCAGTCGCCAAAATTGTGTAGTTCAACGGTTTACCGCGAACATGAGAATCAGTGTTCCGAATGAACCCGATGGAGACAAGAAACTAAGCGGTTGCGGAGGGTTCCCCGTTACATAGAAGTCTCTAGCCTCAAGAAAATCTGATGGTATCTCTACCGTACCGTCACCACTTGTTGTTGAGGTGGTCACAGATTTGAGCATTTGTCGAATCCGCAATTCTCTGCGGAGTCTTAGTTCTGCAAAACGAATGAAGTCGGGAATCTGATCTGTTAGGTCACTACGGGCCAAATAATTGGCAACCGCTGTACTGAGTTCAGAGAATGTCGCAATGCTCATACTCGCCCCGGTCTAGTTCTGAAAAAACGATTGTCCGGACTGTTTAGGAATTCTTTGAATTTCTTTTCATCCACTACCGCAAAGCCTCTCATGATGCCTTTTGCGTTTAGATCGTCAATCACTGTTAAAGGGATTGAAGCTATCTTATTGCCAAACATATCATCCGACCATCTTGCGCGTTCATCATAGGAATTGAATTCCTTTAGATTTTGCTCAATGTTTGCCGTTATGTCTTGGCGTGTCTCAACGATGATGCCGCCTTCGCCATCGGCGTGGGCAACAGATTGACGAAACTGTGTCATAGAAAAACCCCCATGCGGTTAAACATGGGGGCATTCACTCTTAGGGAGTCAAGTCAGCGATGATGCCGTGGGCGGCTTCGTTGTTCACTTGCAAGGTGTATTCCACCAACAACTGAGTCACTTCCGCGTCACCCGTCTTAGCCAACTCGTTGGTTTGGAAGGGGCGCAGATAAGCCACAGCAGCCATGTCCACATCCAACACAAAGGCAGCTTCATCGCAAGTGTTGGTAGAGGTCATGAAGCGGTTGGGAACGACCGAGATCGTGCCGAAGTCGCTCAGATACACATCAGCAGCACCGATGATGGTGGTGGGTGCATCAGCCGGAGCCATGAAACGCTGTGCAGCAATACCGGTGAAGGCAGAGACCAACTGCTTGTGAGCAGGATTCACCATCAACACTTTGGGATTGCCACCGGAGGCATACACCTCTTTGACCACAGTTTTCAGAGTGGCTTCATCAAAGGTGCGGTTAGTGCCGTTGGTACGAGTGGTCGTGCCGCTTGCGCCAGCAACACCGCTTGTGCCAAAGTCACCGTTAGTCGCCAACCATGTTTGCAAACCACCCAATTTACGAGCAGTGCTTGAGTTACCGTTCGTGCTTGCTTGGTTTGACAACAGAGTGGTTTCCATGTCGCGCTTGATCTCAGCAGAGGCTTTAGCCAATTGGTAAGCCTTCTCAGACTTGCGACCAGCTTTGTCCACAGCTTCCAAAGTGCCGGAGATTTTGATAGTCTTTTGACTGATCTGAGTCTTGTTACCAACCCGAGTGGTCACGCCAATGGTGGCATCGCTTGCGGTATCGCCTTCAACTGCATAGTTAGTCAAAACAGCAGATGCAAGAGCATCAGTCTGCCATTCGTGATTGGTAGCGGTTGCTTTGGCTTTACCGATGGACGACATAAATGGAGTGTCCGTTGGTGAGATCGAGTACACAACATCGGAAAGGTCTTCCCGTTGACCGATAGAGGTGTAGGTTTGATAAGTTGCCATGATTGAATCCTTGAGTTAAACGAACCGTTCAAACGCACTTGCAGCGTCTCGGACTTTGCCGGTTTTCCGCAACTGCGCTACTGCTTTTTTGTGCTGTTCTTGATTGTCTCTTGGCGCAGATACTCCGCTTTTCATCATTCGGGGTGCTTCGGCTACCCTTTTGGATAACTCCGGCTTTCCC